AATAATAAGGTACAAATTTCAATAATTATGACAAGTAAAATTAAAGTAGATAATATAAATAAAGTTTCAGATGATTCAACAATCATCAAAAAATGTGGATCAACAACAACAATCGGATCAGGATCTGGTAATACAATTGTTGTTTGTGGTTCAACAGTTACAATTGGTAGATGTGGAGCAACAGTTCAGTTAGCATCAGGTGCATCACAAACAGGATTTGGAAGTCCAGGTCAAGTAATTGATTGGCAGACAAGTGATATTAAAACATCTACGTTTACAGCGGAAGCTGATAAAGGATATTTTATAAATTCAGGAAGTGCTATAACAATGAACTTACCAGCAGGAAGTGCTGGTGATGTTGTTGCAGTATCTGACTATGCAAGAAATTTTGAAACATACAATTTTACAATTTCTCCAAATGGATCACAAAAAATTGGTGGTGTAAATGGAGATGCTATACTAAGTGTTAACAGTCAGGCCGCAACTTTTGTATACGTCGATTCAACAAAAGGTTGGGTTAACGTTCAAAATACGGAAAAAACAGAAACAGGTTTAACTGGTTTTATAATGGCAACAGGTGGAACAATGACAACATGTGGTAATTGTACTCTTCACACATTTACAGGCCCTGGCACTTTTTGTGTACAAAACGTTTCACCAGTCGCAGCAACTAATCAAGTTTCATATTTAGTGGTTGGTGGTGGTGGAGCAGGTGGTGGATCTCACGGCGGCGGTGGTGGCGGCGGAGGTTTCAGAGAAGATAGTAGCCCTGTTGCACCTTACACAGGTTCACCTTTAGTAGGTGCTGGTGATGTATCAATACCAGCAGCTGGGGCGTATCCAATTACGGTAGGAGCAGGAGGTGCTGGTGGAAGTGGTCCTACTAGTGGTGGAGGTGATTCAATTTTTTCAACAATAACTTCAGCAGGTGGTGGTGTTGGAGGCTCTTATGGTCCAACTATGGGGCCACAAAATAATGGAGGTTCAGGTGGTGGTGGAGGAGGAAGTGCTCCATGTCAAGTTGGTGGAAGTGGAAACACACCTCCTGTTAGTCCCCCTCAAGGAAAAAATGGAGGAAATGGTTTAGCTGGTAGTAGACTTATTGGTGGTGGCGGTGGCGGTGCAAGTGCTAACGCAAGTAGTGCAACCCCGAGTGCTGCTGGAGCTGGCGGCAATGGAATAGCAACATCAATAACAGGATCGCCTGTTACATACTCTGGTGGTGGTGGAGGTGGTGGTGCAGCCCCATCTTATCCAGGTGCTGCAGCAGGAACAGGAGGAGCTGGAGCTGGTAGTAGTACATTAGGTGGATTCGGAACTCCTGGAACAGCTAACACAGGTGGTGGTGGCGGTGGTGGAAATACTGGTGATGCTCCAGGTGGACATGGGGGTAGTGGAGGTTCAGGTATTGTGATAATAAGATATAAAACGAGTTAAAAATTATGAGTGAAATAAAAGTAAATAAAATTAGTCCAAGATCAGCGTGTGGTACAGTTACATTAGGAGATAGTGGTGATACGTTTACAATTCCAGCTGGTGCAACAATTAATAACCAAGGTACAGCAACAAACTTTGGTGCAACAGGTTCTGCTTCATGGACAACAACAGTTAAGACGTCAGGTTTTACAGCAGTAGCTGGTGAGGGTTATTTTGTTGACACATCTAGTGGTGCAATATCAGTTAATCTCCCTGCAGGAACTGCAGGAGCGGTGGTTGCATTTGCAGATTATGCAAAAAATTTTGGTACAAATGGATTAACATTAGTTCAAAATGGTTCAGATAAAATTGGTGGTTCAACTACAAATGCAATTTTAAATCAAAATGGAATTGCTGCTACACTAATTTTTATAGATTCAACAAAAGGTTGGATTGTAACAGACGATGGTTTAGCAAGTAGTGCATCTACAGCAGAATATATTGCAGCAACAGGTGGTACAGTAACAACAGACGGAAATTTTAAAGTTCATACATTTACAGGACCGGGGACTTTTTGTGTGTCTGCGGTTGGTAACTCTTGTGGTTCAAATACAGTAGATTATTTAATAGCTGGTGCTGGTGGTGGTGGAGGTTTTTGTATAGGTGGTGGAGGAGGTGCTGGTGGTATAAGAGTTACTGCAGGTACAGCTTCTGGCAGTTATTGTGCAGGGCCAGGACCATTAGCGGCTCCTGTATCTCCTGTTCCAGTTTCAGTTCAAGGTTATCCAATAGCAGTTGGGTCTGGCGGTGCTGGTGCAACAGGTGCAGGAAGACCTTTAGATGCAACAGCAGGTGGTGTTTCAAGTTTTAATTCAGTTGTAGGAGCTGGTGGAGGAAGAGCTGGAACTTATGGTGTGTCAGGTGGTCCAGGAGGTTCAGGTGGTGGAGCAGGAGGTTGGACAACACAACCAGGTCCATCTTGTGGAGGAACCGCAGCTGGTAGTGGTAATGTACCTTCAGTTAGTCCCCCACAAGGAAATGATGGTGGAGCTAAGACAGTTGGTAGTACTCCAGCGGCAGGAGGTGCTGGTGGTGGTGGAGCAACTGCTGTAGGTGCAGATAGCACATTAAGTCCACCGGGAGGTCAGACTTCAGCTGGTGGTGCAGGTTTAACAAGTAGTATTACTGGTAGTGCTGTAACTTATAGCACAGGAGGAGATGGTAAAGGAGATACCGCGCCAGGCGCCGCTGCAGGAGCTAATAATACAGGTGATGGTGGAGATGGTGTAGGAGGTTGTAGTCCTGGAGCTGGTAAAGCAGGTGGTTCAGGAATTGTTGTTATTAGATACAAATTTCAAAATTAATATGTATTTACTGAACTTAAAAATTAATATATAAGGAGAAACATTATGGCACATTTTGCAAAACTAGGAGCTAACGGAAAAGTTATCCAAGTGTTAACTATGGATAATGATAAGATGTTAAACTCTGATGGTGTTGAAGACGAAGCAGTAGGTCAACAGTGGTTGGAATTACACAACAATTGGCCTGCACAAATGTGGATTCAAACTTCATACAACACATATAACAATAAACACTTGTCTGGAGATAACTCAAAAGCATTTAGAGGAAATTACGCAGGTATCGGACATATTTGGGACGAAGATAATCAAATTTTTTGGCCTAAAAAACCTTACGCATCTTGGGTAAAAAATACTACAACTGCTAAGTGGGAATCACCGATTGGTGATGCCCCTGCATTAACAGCGGAACAACAATCACAAAATACAGCTCGTACTCACAGATGGGAGTATTCTTGGAATGAAGCTAATCAATCTTGGGACTTGACAGACCGAATGGCATAAATTACAAAGGTATGTGGTATGCACAAGAAAGTATTATCTGAACAATCATTATATTTTGGTGATGTGGCGATGCCTAAAGATTGGGACATTGACCGAGATAAATTACAAAACGATATTTTAAAATCACAAGTTAAAGATTCACCTTTTCCATTTTCAAGAACTTGGGATATGTTAAACACTTATATGAGAGATCATATAAATTTAAATTATGGATTTACTTTAGTTAATAAAGAAACGTGGGGCAATATGTATAAGCCTCAAGAAACAACAATTCCTTTATTAAATATAGATCCTGTAGATTTGCGTAATTCACCAGATTACACATTTCTTTATGGTGTTAATGTTAAAAATTGTAATGTTCGAATACACTATGAAGACAACAGACGTAAAGGAAGAAGCTGGGACATACCATTATTTAATAATAAATTTATAATGTTTCCATCAACTTGTATGTATTATTTAACCAACAATCAAAAGAATAGTTTGAATTTTGTACAGACTATAACATATGAATATATCTAATTATTATTATTATTTTACTCGTGCGTTGACACCTAGATTTTGTGATGAGGTTATTAAATATGCAAACAACCAAAAAGAAGTAATGGCTAGAACCGGTGGATATGACAAAGAAAAATTAAATGAAGAAGAAGTTAAAAATATTCAAAGAAAAAGAAAATCAGATTTAGTATGGTTAAATGATACTTGGATATATAAAGAATTACACCCGTATGTTCGTGAAGCAAATAGAGCTGCTGGTTGGAATTTTGATTGGGACAGAAGTGAGTCTTGTCAGTTTACAAAATATAAACTAAATCAATATTATGATTGGCATTGTGATAGCTGGAATAAACCTTATGATAAACCAAATACACCAGATCACGGCAAAATTAGAAAATTATCTATGACTTGTCAATTAACAGATGGTTCAGAATATAAAGGCGGTGAACTAGAATTTGATTTTAGAAACTATGATCCACACATGAGAGATGAGTCAAAACATAGAATACAATGTAAAGAAATATTACCAAAAGGATCTATTATTATATTTCCTAGTTTTGTATGGCACAGAGTTAAACCAGTAACATCAGGCACAAGATATAGTCTTGTAGTTTGGCATTTAGGACAACCTTTTAAATAATATGTTTATTTACGAAGATATTATAAATAAAAAAACATGTAATGAATTAATTAAATATTATGAAAATAGTAATAAAATTAATATTGATGATCATAAAACAAAAATGACTCAAGTAGTTATAAATGTATTAGATTCGCACTTAACTAATTACATTAAACAATTAAATAAAATTTTAAAAAAATACATAAAAAAATATACTTATGTTGACATTGGTCAAGAGGCTTGGACTTTACACCCTAATATAAAAATACAAAAATATGAACCTGGTGAATCTTATTTTAAATGGCATTGTGAAGTAAGTGGAAAAGAAGAAACTAGAAAAAGAATGTTAGTTTTTACGACTTATTTAAACAATGTAAAAAAAGGTGGAGAAACACAATTTTTATATCAAAGAAAAAAAATAAAACCTTTGCAAGGTAAAACAATTTTATTTCCTTCTTTTTGGACACATGTGCATAAAGGTAATAAAACAACAGAAACCAAATATATAATAACAGGATGGTATACATATGTTCATTAATAATTATTTTCCAACGACTATTTGGTCAGAAGAAAAACCAGAGTTTGTCAAGTCGTTAAACAAAGCAAGTAATAAATATATTGCTGATGCTCGTAAAAGAGAAA